TCTGTAACTGTTACTGTGGCTGCTAGTGTAGAGTTTGCTGTTGTAACCCCTGCAATAACTGTATTAAGAGCTGTGCCATTAACTGTTATAGCATCTGCTTCAAGTGTGCCATCTATATCTACGTCACCACTAATATCTAAGCTGGATGCTTCTATTTCACCACTTGCTTTAAATATTACGTTATCACCACCTGATACTTCAAATATAATTTGGTTGTCTGTGCTAAACTTTATTAAGTTATCGTCATCTCTACCAACAACAAGACTTGTATTCTTTACAGACTCAATGGTTGTTTGTGCTGTCCCTAAAACAAAATCGAGAGTGTTATCACTATCATCATAAGATACTGCAACCCCTGTTTCAGTATTAGAACTAACCATGGCACCAACAGTATCGGATATAGTCTCTGCTAGAGTAACACCGCCTATTGTTATTGCATCTGCTTCAAGCGTGCCGTCAATGTCTGCATCACCTGATATGTCAAGAGACACTGCATCAACTTCACCCGCTACAGTTAAGACACCACTTGTCAGTGTCATTAGATCTGTATCATCTGTGTGACCGATAGTTGTTCCGTTTATAACAACATCATCTATATCTAAAGAACCACCTGTAATTAAACCTGTAGTTGTTATTGTAGATGAGCCCGTATCAATAGTACCGAATCCACTTGTAATGCTACCAGAGTTTAGCGCACCAACTGTTGTAGCTGCTGTAGTTACAAGGTTAGGCATTGCAGTTATTTCGTCATCAAAGTAGGCAGACAAGTCAGTGACTGCTACTTGCTTCATTGTACCACCATCATTTAGTACAACTCTGTCTGCATCTGCTACTGTTGTTGATGTAGCACTTGTATCGCCATCTAGTATATTTACCTCTGCCGCAGTAGAAGTTATAGCCGTGCCATTAAAATTTATACCGTCTAAATAAGCTACACCGTCAATGTATATATCTTTCCATTCTTTTGAAGAACTACCTAAGTCATAAGTTCCGTCATCATCAGGTATAATGTTAGAATCTACCTCACCACCAAATACAATATTATCTGTGTTAGCATCACCAAGAGTTACAGTCCCACCATTAAATGTGGTTGTTCCTGTAACAGTTAAGTTACCACCTACAGAAGCGTTTCCGCCAACTACTAAGTTTCCTGTTACGTTATTTAAAGATTCTAATACGTTTGTACCATCACAATATACAAATCCTGTTGTTCCGTTTGGTATGGCAATCCCAGTTCCTGAAGCTGTCTTTACTGTAACTGCCTGTCCAGTTGCGTTTTTTACGATGTAAACCTTACTTGCTGCAGGACATATTAGTGTAGCTGCCCCACTTAAATCAGATGTTGTATCTGTTAAATTTAATATAGCTGCTCGTGATTCGGAAGTTGAGCCATCTGCTGTAGATAGCGTTGCAGAGTTAGTGCTCCAAGTGTTTATAGTCTTTAGACCAGCAACAGCTTCTTCTATCATAGAAGTTACTTGGTTGTTTAATGTATCACCCCAAGTACCTGTCAATTCTCCTTGCGTGGGTAACGCTAATTTTAAAGATGTAGTATACGCTGTAGCCATTTATAAAACCTCACGATTGGTTAAATTATTACACGAACAAGTTAATATATGCAAGAACTTCATTCTAACTCCATCATAAAACACGTATTATAGCGTTGTTAGCATCAGCCGTAGGAAATGATATCACAAAGTCTGCTGAACTAGTTTGTTTATCTTCTCCGAAATCAATTACTGCTACTGCAGGGTTACCTGTGGCACTCTTATAAATCAAAGCTCCTCGAGCTGTAATAGAAGAAGAACTCCAAGTTACATCAGAAAAATCTAAAAAGGCTGTAGTACCCGATGACGCAGGATTTGCTGCTATAGTAAGAGCTTTACCACCTGCATCATATCCCGTACCTGATACTTCGTTGGTTGTGCTGTAAGCTGTAGTTGCGGCACTTAAAGTTGCAGAAGATGTATATAAGGCTATTTTAAAAGATTGAGAAGTATCACTACTAAAATCCATTTCGCCATCTAACAGAGCTATCTTAAAAGATGTGCACATAGCTTGTGTTATAGCCATCTATCTCTCCTAACCTACATTCGTTTTAAACTGCCCAGAACGATAGTAATCTTGTCTAAGCTTACCATCACCAGCTTGTTTAAGAAGTGTTATAGCTTGCAAATAATGCTTGTCATATAAAGCTATCATATCAGCCTCACCTTTTTGAAATCTAATTGCCTCAAGTAATGTGCCATTTAACAACGCTGTATCGAAGTTGTCTCCAAGATATGTGCCGCCTGCAGTAACAATAGACGTAGGATACTTTGCATATATGTGTTCTAATGTATAATTAGCATCTGGAATTGGAGAAAACATAAATTTTACATTTGAACCTGAAGTGCTGTGGTAAGCATAAAACTTTGGTAACCCACGTTTAGCAGTTGTAGTTACAGGATATGCCTCTCTTAAAAAATTAGAGTCTTTATTTAACAAGAAAGTCTGAGTATCATTATCTACTATTGCTAAACTATAAGTGTATAAATACCCATCAGGTGTAGTATACAGCTCATTACCAGCAGTTAAACTACTACTATCTACATTACGCATTGCTGGTAGCTCTACAGAATTAAGTATCTTCTGTTCTGCCTGCTGTGCAAATAGTGCATGTTGATCTGCTGTAAACGTCTGTTCACATACTTCTTCTACATTTGCTTTTAAACTTGTATAATTCATAATCTAATCAGCCTTAAAAAAGAATCCCTTGGTAGCTGCGCCTGCGCCTCTAGCTTTTATTTTGCCACCAGCACTAAAGCCCATTTTCTTAACTACTTCTGGTGCTTCTTTCTTTAAAGCTGTGAGTCCTGGGCTTAATTTCTTTGCTCCAGGATTTTTAATTTGTTTACCCATATCAGATCTATTCATATTTTTCTCCTTATGAAGTGGTTACTGTTACTTGCCCCACAGCCATAGATGCAGCGAAGCTTAATTTGTTAAACTCAGAACCTGAGTATATTAACGCCCTGCTAGCTCCATAACCAGCAAAATCAGGTCTTGGATCACGTATAGCTTGAGGATCATGCACAGGAAACATACCTTGTCTATTCTGTGGGTGGTCAGGACCCCAACATTCTATACATGCTTTTAAGTTAGTGTTATTACCTCTTACTATTAAATCACGTAGTTCTTTTAGTTTGTATCTAAATCCGCATATATCACATTCGGCTAATGCTTTATTATTAGTTGCAAACCTATTAGACATAATTAAATCCTATTAACACGAGGAACAAAATGTTCCGATGTTTTTTCTCTATCTTCTCCAGCAGCTAAGTTATACTGCTCATCATATGCTGCCTTCAGCATAGTAATTCTTTCTGCTAGTTCAGGTACCTTCATAGATATATGATATGCTAGTCCTGCTACCAAACAAGGCAAGAATCTAAAAGACATATCTGCGGTTTCTACACCGCTACCTGCATCTTCTATTCTTCTCATTCTATAATACACGAACGTGTAACTGGTATCAGGTACAGGCCAGAGGTTTATTCTGGGGGCTGCAGCTAAACGTTCAACCCATACCTGAATTGGTCTACCCCTTGTTAGCTTGTTAGGTATTGATGCGTATGTGCTCACACCTATACGACTTATGGTAAGGTCAGACTGTGTAGTGGCATTACCTGCATTTGTACGTATGACATGATCAAGAAGGTCTATAGTGTCTGCAGGGAGAGTATATTGAGACGTACCAGCTGACACAGCTTGTGTACCCTCTTCTATAGTCCACATATTAATACCACGATTCTGCCATTCAATAGTCATTAGATTCATGGATCTGCGAGCAGTTCTTAAATCATAACCTGAACGCATTTCTCTACCTGCACGTTCCCAAGCCTCTTCAGCTATCTCCGTAAAGTCCATATCAAATGCGGTTGTGCCTGATGTAGCCATTATTTATCTCTTTCCCATTTACGAGAAGCGTCTATAACTTTTCGTCTTTCGTGCAATCTTAGTTGGCTGTTTAGCCACTTGTTTTCCTCTTTTAGTTGCTTTTCGCTTTTTAGCCGTAGTGGCCGCGTATTCTTTACTAGATAAAGCTTTAATTGCCTTTTCAGGTAAATAACGCTCGCCTGTTGCTTTTGGCCCTTGTGTACTAGGTTTACCACTTTTGGTTCGCCATTTCTGTTTACCCCATGCCTTTAAGCTCCTTTGCGACTTCTTTAACGCCATTAACCCTTATAACCTCCACCAGCTTTCTTGTAAGCTTTAGCCATCATCTGAGCCTTACGTGCAGACCACTGACCAGGAGCTCCACCCTTACCACCAGCTTTTATCCTATTAAA